TTGTTGTACTTGACGATGCCGCCGGGGTAGCCCAACGCATCCCCACCGAGTGGCACCACGTCCATCATCTGCACGCGGTTGTCCGGTAGGCCGCCACCAGCATCGCCGGCCGGAGTCGCCTTCGTCGTTCCCAGGCGACGGCCGCCACGCTGACGGTCCTCGCCAATGTCAAACGACAGCACGTTCTTTGCGTCCGTTGTCGTTCGCTCAGGCTGCTGATCGTGCGGCCGAGCCTCGAATACACCGTTTACAGGAAACGGCAAGTTGACATCTTGCTTGTTGGATTGGGGCATCAGATAACATCCCGCGTTCGGAGGAACAGGTAGACCCGGTCGGTGCTGGTGGTATTCGTTCCCGTGAACTCTAGTTTTACTGTTTCACTGTCACTCAGGTCAAGGCCATACTCTTCGTAGGTCCAGACCGCAGAATCGCCGGCGTTCAGTACCACCTCGTCCATCTGGTACTCGGTGCTGCCGTCTACCAAGATCAGTTTGACCGTGTACGTTCCCTGGGCAGCACTCTTGACGCACGCCATTGCTCCGAAGAACTGACGCATCTTGACGGAGCGTTTCTTGGATGGCGACGAGTCTGCCAGTCCTTGTGTCACCTGCGTAGACGCAGACAACGACAAGCCGGGGCCGATAGCGGACTTGACTGTTCGATAGTTCTTGTACATCAAGGATTAGGCGTCCATCCTGGAGGCTTAATGGAATCGAACGGCAGCCGACCGCCCTCTCGATTTCGGCCGACCATGCCGCCGCGTATCTCGCCGTAGGTGTTCTGGATCATTCCATCCTGCACCGCCACACGCTGGAACACGGGCGACAACTCCACCTCGACGAGACGCTGGGCCATGCCCTCCTCCTCGTACCCCTGCGAGAACGCACGAACGTAAGCAATGAGCAGGGCCTCGGCAAACGGCGGCACCTGAGCGATGTCACCATCAACAACCAACTCAATCCACGCCGCCCGATAGGCAATGGTGATCGTGTCGTCCGCTGTCGGTGTCGGCGCGATCTCGATTCGAGGGTACTGCTGCGTGTCGTCGAACCACGGCTCGGGCCACACGACCGTCGCGTAGTAGTGCGCGCCCGTTGAGATGTCGCCGTTGCGGACCATCAACACATGGTCGTAGGAGGTCAACTGGATGCTGTCGTTCAGGCCATCCTTCATTCGGATGGAGATGATTTCACCCACGTCACCAGGAAGCGTCACGAACGAGTTGTCTGCCGATATCGTCTCCTCTTTCGTGGGACGATCTCGAAACTTCCAGCCATGCGTGAACATGTGCCGGCCAGCCTGGTTGATGATGTCAACCTCAGATATCTGATCCGATGGGGTGCCGCCAAGCGAATGCTGCACATGCTGTTTGAGGTTGGAAAGTGTC